GTCGGCTTGGGCGTCATGTCGATCGCGAACATTGGCTGCGGACGCACCGAACGGACCTTCAGGCAATCCGCCGGATAGGTGTAGGAGAAGCGCCACGGCATGGGCGGCATGGTCGCCGGATCCCACGCATTGGGCGGAAAGTAGTCAGCCGGAGCCGATTTCAGCAGCGTGCCGTTCACCTCGCGCTGAGCGAAGTGCCATTCGCCGTCGCGCAGCAGGGTGTCGCGGGTCTGACCATAGATGTCGAGAGCTGTCGATCCGGCCTCGGAGCCGTCGTACAAATTCGCGACGCGCAGCTTATAGCCGATACGCCGCAGGCTATCGTTGATCAGATCGGCGGGAGACGAAAGCGAAGTGGTCACGAATCACGAGCCTTGGCTATTTCGCCCATCATACCAGCAGTCGAGGTTAATACCTGAGAGGTATCGGGGCGACCGCCCAGCGCGATCACTAACTCCGCCGCCAGCAAGCGAACCACGGACATGCGGAAGCCCGGATCCCAATTAGTCGGCGACGGATTGTTGTTGAATACCGCCTGGGCCGAGGCGACGTCGGTCCAGATCACCGACCTCTGCACGGCCGCCACCAGGGCATTGCCGCGGATCCAATTCGTCGGCAGGGGATCGTTGGGATCGGCGACGGTCTGCGGCTTCACCTGCCATATCTGCACCGCCGCAGTCGGATAGAGATATTCAAAGGCCCAGCCGTCGGGCGGCGTGTTGCCGCTGGCCGTCAGATTGACGTAGGCGCGGGAGAAGTCCCATTCCCACTGCCGCGCAACGAACGCCACACATGGGCCATAGAGGTACTGCGCGGCGATGCCGGACGTCGAGCCGTCAAAGGTCGGGGCAGCGCCGGTGACCTTGGGCTGATTGCCCCCCATCATCTGGAGGGATTCGTTCACCACGGCTGCGGTGGGAGTATCGGCCACGGGCCCTCACTTCTTGGAAGGCTCGGCCGGCTTGGAAGCCTCCGCCTTCACCGACGCCTTCAGCTTGGCGTTTTCTTCCGTCAGCATCTTGATCTGGGCTTCGCTCTTGATGAGTTGCGTGCGCAGGGAGACGTTGGAGTTGATCTCCTCCATCAGCTTGCCCCCAAGGGCCTGCGCCTCCGGAGACGGCGGCGGACCCTGCTGCGCGAACAGCGGCAGTGGCAACAGGAGAAGCAGAGCGGCAATTACGTATTTCATCAGGGCACCGTTGGATTGAGGATCTGGATGGTGGTCGCCTGGATAACAGCCATATAGTAACCGCCATTCACCAGATCGCTAGCCGCCAATGCCGTCGACGCGCGCTTGACCATAGTGCGTGCCGACTGGCCGCTAATGGCGAGCGTCGGCGTGGTCGTCGCGTTATCCGCCGTCGCCTTGAAGATGAACATCGCCCCGGTCGTCAGGCTGGTCACCGCCGGAGTCGGCGTTAGTGTCAAAGCATCGGCTACACCGCCAGCATTGCCGAGGAACTGAAACGTGCCCGCTGTGAAACTGACATTGCCGCCAAAAGCCGAGGGCGCCGTGCCGGTATGGGAAATGAAGTATTTGCCGGTCGCCGTGTTCATCGCGCTTCGAATGCCGACGGTCGATGTCACGGACGCCGTGATGTCTGAGATGTCTACACCGTAGGCATTGGTCACATGCGTAGCGTGACCGATGTCGCCAATATAGAGGCCCTTGGTCGTCGTAATGGCGTGGGCACCCGACGAATTGATGTCCTGGACGTAGAAGTTGCTGGCCTCGGTCGTTGTTCCACTTGCGCCACTGAAGGCCAATGAAGAATTGAAATGGCGCAACGCCGTGATGTTGGGCGTGCCGCTGATGGTCGTGACGGCTTGAATGCCATTGATGGTGGTGATCGTGCCAGAGGTGTTGGCGATGTCGTTCTCTGCCTGGATCGGGCGCAGCGTAGCAATGGCGTGTGTGCCGGCCGTGCTGTTGATCCTGAACACCACATTGGTCAATGCAGGTGAACCACTTGCAGCAGCGTCACTAAATTCACTATAGAACTGACTTGCTTGAGTCGTACCCGAAGGCAACGTGGTCGGCTGATATTCCCCATCGAAGACTGGTACGCCGGGTGTGCCGACAAATCCAACACGCAGCGCGCCATAATGGCTCGACGGCGCGTTTCCGGTTGACAGCAGGAAATATTTTCCCGTGCCAGAAGTCATCTCGCTCCAGACGGCCGCCGTATGTGTCGCTCCCCCGGTCTGGTCAATAACATGGACTCCAGAGGCGCTATCTATCACTCGCGTCGCGTGACCGATGTCACCGACCTTGAGGCCCGCCGTCTCCCGGAAAATGCCAGTGGTGGGCGGCGTCGTGCCCTCTTCAAAATCGAAGTCCTCGGCTGAAAAGGCAATTCCCTGTGTGATCGTCCCGCCCGTCGTGACGGCGCCGCCGGACACCCACGCATTCGAGAACGTCGAAGAATCGAGATCAAACTGCGTGCCATTGACCAGGGTGATCAACCAGAATCCGTTGGCCTCCGTCGTCCCGACCGTGCCGGTGATATGAACCTCTTGGCCCGTCGCCAGTCCGGTCGTGCTCGGTATCGTGACGCGAATGGCGCCAAGGCCGTTGTTCGCCATAGCCGTCGCGGTGCCCATGGCCGTGATCAACGATTCATTCGCGACGTGAGCGCTGACGACGGCTGCCTTGGCAATGTCACCTACTGCATAGGGCGGTATCGAATGATTGGAGCCGAACCCGAGGCGGATATAGGAGCTGAAATTGGTGGCGAAAGTCACCGCCTTGCCGACGGCAGGATTGACGTCCAACTGCGTAGCAATAGTGCGCTGCTGGAACATGCTGCCAGTGCTCAGGGTGCCGTGGGTATTGCCATTGCTGACCAACAGCGTGCCGAATTCACTCGATCCGGTGCCATTGCCAATCGCCGAGAACTGATTGGCAAAACCATCGGTCGTGCCAAGATCAAGGCTGCCCGTCACCGTACTGGCGAATGCCACGGCACCATTGAACGTACTTGTGCCGCCGAAGGTGTTGTTGCCGGTGAATGCGTTATTGCCCGCCAGCGTCGGGATCGCGCCGCAGTCCTTCAGTAGCGTGCCGGCGGTGTTGTTCCAGCAGGCACCATTGCCGACAACCGAACTGCTGGGCCCTACTACGCCGCTCAGCACGAACGGAAACTGATAGGTTGTCCCGTTGATGTTCATGTTGAGATTGAGCGGGGAGGCGCCGCCGTAGGCGTTGTAGGCGATCAAGCCGCCGCCCTGCGCGTTCGCCGAGAAACTGAGCGCGTGATAGCCGGTAGCGTTGGTCGTCGGCGCGTCCTGGACTTGGAAGATCGTGCCGAGCTGCCCGGTGCCCTGGCCGGCAAACGGTGCCGTGCCCGTGCCGCGCGCCGTGACGTTGAACTCCTTGGTCCCGACGCCGAGGCCGCCGCCACCGGCACCTCCGGAATTCTGTACGATGGGCGTCGATCCGCCAGATTGCGAATACATCGGGACGGTCCCGGCCGTCCATGATCCGCCCTGCTGCAACGACTGCCCCCATCCCTGTGTCGGGAGGAACGCGACCAGCAGGGAAATCAGCAGGCGCTTCAGCATAATCACTCCATCAGGGCGTCGCCCTTATTCGTATTCCGCGGCTTCGTTTTCGGCGTCTTCGCTCTCGATCGCCATGTCTTCGATCTGCAACTCGACGCGGCACGTCTTACCCATCTCGCCGTCGGTTTGGCTCACGTTGGTGATGCGGCACAGGCCGTGGATATGGATGATGCCGTCCTTCACGAACTCGGCCGGATCGCAGTCGAGCTTGGCGATCTCCTTCTCCGACAGGCTGATGCGCGTGCCGTATGGATACTTCGGCTTGTCCATGGTGACGGGCATCGGCATCTGGTCGAAGACGTCTTCATCGTCGAGCTCGAGACTGCGCATCGGCGTCATGGTCTGCTCCTTCAGGCCTGCTGGCCGGGAGTGCCCGCCGGCACTTGGCCTGCTGCTTCGGGTGCCGCGTCAGCCCCGCCTGCGTCCATCTTGGGGGCCGCCAGGTCGAAGTGATCCTTCAGGGCCTTGGCGTGGCGATTGCCCATCTGGCGCAGCGCCTCGCGGTGATTGTTGTGGTGGTCGCGGCGCTCGGCCTCGTGCTGGGCCAAGAGCTTCTTGAAGCCGCTCAGCATCTCGCTGACGCCGTTGTCCTCGCCCTTTTCGG